TAACAAACATGAAGGACGATATAAAAGCAAATATTCTGAAAGAACCTTAAAGCAAGTAGATAACAGTATGGACACTTTAAAACAAGTATTTCTTGAACGCAATATTAAAGAAAATACTATAAAAGGTTATGTTGCTACAATGTATCACTGGTTTGAACAATTTGGGGACAAATACAATACAATTCAGGAAGTCATTGATTTTTATATCTCAGAAGAAGACGAAAGAATCCCTATGCGTGAGAGAACCATCAAATCAGACTTATTGAAATTCCGTGAATATCTAATAAATTGTGAAAGCATGACCAGTTCCAAAAGCATAATGTCATATTACAGCAAATTAACTGCGGTTCTAAGACATTTCGGTTTGGAAATTCCATCATTACCTAAGGCCAAATTGGAGAAAGGGTATGTGTCTAATTATAATGATTTGCCAACTCATGACATGATACGAACTGCATGTGAGCAATCCCCTGATGTTTTAAAAGCAGTTATATTATTCATGTCCAGCAGTGGCAGTGCCAAAGCTGAAACTTTAAGCATAACTGTGGGAATGTTCCTTGAAGGTTGCGGAGAGTATCTTACACAAATGCCAACACCAAATAATATTAACCAATGCCTTGAAGAGTTAAAAGACCGACATGACATTGTCCCATTAATTTATTTACGCCGTATTAAAACGGACAAATGGTATTTCACATGTTGCAGTCCTGAGGCCAGTTATTATATTGTAAAATATTTGAATAGTAATGTAGAATTAAAATGGGATGACCAATTATTCCCATTTGGGAGCAGTTTATTATTAACCAGATTCCAAGAGATTAATGACAGGAACAACTGGGGCAAGGTTGGGAAATATCGTAGGTTCAGAGGGCATGTGTTGAGGAAGTTCATGGCCAGTAATATTGGTTTGCCAAGGGATCAGGTTGATAGTTTTCAAGGCCGTAGTAAAGATATGATTCAGGAAGCTTATTTTAAACAAGACCCTAAACAATTAAAGAAAATCTATATGGGTGCTATGCATAGGGTTATGATTTATGATAACTGGGGACATGACATTAGCGATAGCGAACCTTTTAATGATGTTCCTGTTGTTAGTGAACCTGCTGTAATTGAGGAGCCAGTTGCCGAAATCTCTCCTGAAGATGAAGTTATTGAAACTCAAATTGCTGAATCTTCAAATGAAGATAATAGTATGAGCATTGCTGATGAATTATTGAAATATAGTCAATTGCAGAAAGATGGATTTTTAACAATGGATGAATTTAATAAAATCAAATCTAAGTTATTGGAGGAGCTTTAATGAGTGTAAATGAGGAATGCTCGAATATTTGTGCTAATTGTAAACATTCGGAAAGAGTAGATTCTGATTCAGTATGGTGTTATAAAGAGCAACTTTTTTTCAGATTACATAGGAAAGCGTGTGATGAATATGAGTGATAATAGGTACAGATTAGTGTATGGAGAGACACATGATTCCGTACATATCAGTGATGATGAAACAAGAAGAAGATTTTATAGCCTTTTAAGTGCAATTGATGAACTTAACTTGCAAAATGAGATTATAGGCGCAATGCTTCATTTCCTCAAAGAAAATGGCAATGAACTAATACGTGTTGAAAATAACAATGACGTAAGATGGGTCGTGACAACTCCTGAAAATATTATGGGCTATACTGGTGAAGTAGACATTAAAACTTATGATGAATATATTGAATCAATCAAGAAAAAATAATCTTATTTTAACTCCTTTTTTTTTCTTGTTACAATAGTAACAATGAACTCATAAACATTAACACTATGAATTCAGCGAATGAGAAACTCAGAACAATACGCAAAACAAAAGCAACAATAACAAAAAAATACCAACGAACACGACTCAGATTAGAAGACAAATATGCCCACGACATGAGCGTCCTCGACAAGGAAGAAGAAGACCTCCTACAACAATTCAATGATATACCAGTCAAGGAAATCTACAAGAACACATCCAAGGTGTATCGTAAGAAGCCGTTGCTTGTTGAGGCTTATCAGACTGACCATGAGCAGGAAATCATCACATTGAATGGTCCTGTAACTGCACATGTCGGAGATTACATTCTCAAAGATGCTAAGGGTAGGGAGTATCCTTGTGATCGTGAAGTTTTTGAGGAAACCTATGAAGAGGTGGAATAAATATGGAAGAGTCAAAGATTATTTTCAGATTAGTTCCATGTGAGTATGTGGATGAACCGGTTATATTATGCAATAGGGAAACTATGAAGATGTTGGAGGATAAGGTGAAGAATTCTCAGGTTAATCATGTTGGATTTACTATTCTCAACGAGGAGGGATTTGAATGACTGTTAAAATGGATAAATACGAACTTGTTGAAGGAACTTACTATTCAAGAAGCGGAAAATCATTCGGAATACGAGATAATCGATTATATGAAGTAATCATTACATTTGATACTAACAGCAAAGAAGCGAATGAAAAATTCGCCCGAATGATATTAGATGAGTTGAATACTGGAAAATATGAAGGTGATTTTAATGACTGAGGCACATGCGGATGTATGGCAGCATATAATCGAAGACCATCATAACCATCGCAAAAAGATGATTGAACTGAACTTAGACATAACCGAAGCAATGACAAATTATCTCTCAACTGTCGGTGAAACAAAGGATTTCACTATCAGATTCGAGGATGACGGCAGGATAACATTAACCTGTCAAGGCGACCTCTTCGACCTTGAACAGATAGGTGATTTCTGTGACGTATTCAATCTCAAACTCATAATCAACAATCGTGTAGTCGTAGAGAATCATCTCGATGACAGTACAGAAGTCCGCACAAAATACCTGTTCTTCACTCAAAGATTACATGAAAAAATGGAGGATAAAGCATGAAGCAGAGCATATTGAATGAATTGATTGAGAAAGCAAAATCAGAGGACAAAGCAGTTCAATTAATAACTTCCAATCCAACAAATGAGTTCGCAATCATCGAACCTACACATAAAGTTCTCTATAATGAACATGACATTATCAGATGTGATGATACATTAATTGATTTGAATTTCATAGCAGCTGCAATGATTATCCCAAACAAAAGAGAAAGGGAAGAGGAAAGAAAAAAACTATACGTACTAAATGAAAAAGGAAGGAGATAAAGTGACATTTCAAGTGGAATTAACAGACCATAAAATATTAAAAGAAGCATTCGAAAGCATAGCAAAAATAACAGATGAAATCGTACTGGAATGCACCAGTGAATCAATCCAGTTAAACGCATTGGACAAATCACATATAACATTCATAACAATGGAGCTCGACAAGACATTATTCGACACATACCAATGCGACACTCCAGAGAAAATATTCATTGATGCGAATGATTTCATGAAAATGCTGAAAAAAGCAAATACAAGTGAAATATTACAACTCAATATAGATGAGACTGGATTACTCATAACATTGAAAGGGGATGCTGTAAGGAAATTCAAAATCCAATTCATAGATTTCGAATATAATTCACCACAACCCCCAATGATTGAAACACCATGCAATATAACAATACCATCCAAGCTATTGAAGGAGTACATTAATGACATGTCCGACTTCAATGACAAATTAACATTCCAAGTCGATGAAAACTACCTTAAAATATTAGCAGACGGCCAGATAGGAAATGCAACCATTGAATACCTGCACGGTGAACATATCAGTGAATTTGCACAGTCACATTTCTCCACTCCAAAACTTCAGGAGATATTATCATCAAGCAAATTCAGTGAATCCTGCAAACTCGGAATAGGCAATGACATGCCATTAATATTAAGAATGGATTTAGTGACAGGAGATGGATATCTGTCATTCTTATTGGCTCCACGCCTCGAAGAAGAATAATTGATATTTATGTTGACCATTTTAATGAACTATATATTTGTATTTAGCGTTGGAGTACTCGCAGGCACACTCTGTGCCTACGAGTTATTCCAAGAACAGTTACGGAAAGAACTGAATGCTCAATTACTCTACTATTTAATGCATAATTTTTACAAGGAGGGGGAATGTGATGGCCGAAATACCAAAATCAATACACACTAAATTCGGAAATGCAAGCATAAATAAGAATGGATATTATGCTATTCATTCTAATGAAAAGGGGAATAAGGGCAAAAGGCTCCATAGGTTGATTTTTGAAGATTTTTATAATATAAACTTGAATGAAGAATTTCCTGACGGGATAGTTATTCACCATCTCAATGGAGATAAAACTTGTAATGAAATATGGAATCTTGTCCCAATGACAAATTCAGAACATTCAAGCATACATAAGTTTCCACATACTGAAGAAACTAAAAAGAAAATAAGTGAAGCTCATAAAGGTAAAAAAATGGGGAAAAACACAATGAAGACTCTAATCAATAAAAGCAAAGCTCTTAATACAACAGGGTATTTTAGAGTTATCATAGTTAATAAACCTGGTGCGAAGCAGGGTTTTTTATGGGCTTACAATTATTATTGTGGAAACAATTATTATAAAAAAATCACAAGCACTTCATTAAAGAAACTCAAAGAAAAAGTTATTGCAAGAGGTTTTGAGTGGTTTGTTATTAATGCTGAAAAAGCGTTCAAAACATGTGCTGAATATAATTATAATTATGAGGAGCTTGTTTGATGTTTATTGAAATAGACGATCGTGAAAAAAAATCACGAATTAAAAATGCAATTGAATACTTTGAGGAACAGGGAGACCAAGTAAAGGTATCTCATTTAGAAATAGGTGATTATATTATTAATCACCAAGTAGTGTTTGAATTTAAAACGCTTGCAGATTTTGTTAAATCTGTAAAAGACCGCAGAGTATTTAATCAAGCCGTAGACCAATCAATAAATTTCCCATTTCATTTTATTGTTGTTGTATCGACTGATAGACAAAGAAGAACATATTTTAATAAATTAATTCATAGCGGATGGAAAGGAGGGTATTTTGATGAAGACCAATATATTGGTTCTCTCAGCCGATTAAACACATATACTACAGTAATCCAAGCCGATTATGAGTTAATGGCATTCAAATATATGAGAGCACAAGCAAGGAAATGCCTCGACAATAAGCATGTCGTCAAACGATTAGAAACAAAAACAGATAATCCAGCATTCAACTGGTTAATGAACATCAAGCACATCAGCGACAACACTGCCGAACTATTAGTCGACAACTTCAACTTATACGACTTAGACAGTCTGTACAATTTGGATTATAATAAAATGCAACAAGTGAAAGGGATAGGTCAGGAAACTGCGAGGATAGTGATGAAATCAATTAAAAGACAAGGACACAGATAACATGGTGGTAAAAGTGAACATATCAAATTCAACAACATTCGACATCAGGTCGACAATGAAATATGCAATCGATGAATTAAAAGACCCTGATAATCATGTATTAAGCATACAATTAGATTACAGAGACCATAATACAATATTCTACCTCAATAAGGTGGATGAAATCAATTTCGAGAAGGATTATATGGAAATCAGACAAGGCAATGACACTCGTGCATTCTTCAAGTATGATAATATCTTGGAGTATTGTTTGATTAATGCGGAAGAGGTTATTGATTTGGGGGCTGCAGCTTGATACCAATTCAAGAGGGACATTCATATGCGTGCAGATGCATACCAGAACCAATAATAATAAGTGATAATATGAAGAAAGAACCGGATTACTATGCAGGTGACGGACTGTCACCGATAGGTGCAATGAAACAAGGATTAATCAGTCAAGACGAATACATTGGTTTCCTAAAAGGCAACATCATAAAATATGTCATACGTGCAGGCAAAAAGGATGATGCAGTCAAAGACCTGCAAAAAGCAAAAGACTACATCAACTTCTACATGGACATATTCACAATGACCTCCGAGGAACAAGCCGAATTAAATAAAGAATTAATCTCATTAACTCCAGATACCGAAGACAATGACCATGTCTTGGACGCATTAACCTACAACGACACATACGTCAAACTTGGAGATGTAATCGAAAAGGAGGAAGACAATGGTTAATATCTGTGGAAAATGCCAATCCTACACCCGAACCGAAACCACCAACACAGGATTATACTATCATTACTGCTGCAAGGTGGATGAAATATTTGATCAGGAACCCCAAGCCGAAGGCGAACCTTCAAATGTACCCACATTAAAAGTGAAATTCAACGACCCAGCATGCGAACACTACCAGAAGAGGAGATAACCAATGTACGAATTACTCAAATTCCACAAGAAATACTACGACAAAATCATATCCGGAGACAAAACCCAAACAATCCGTAAACACAATAAGAAATTCAAGGACAATCAAATAATCAAAGCAATCTTCCCAGGAACCACCCAAGAATGCTACCTGCAAGTAACTGGTTCAGGTTACAAACAATTCAAATACTTGAATGATGAAGACGCTGAACTCGAAGGATGTAAGGATGTCAAAGAATTGAAATCCGAACTATTAGACATATACCCATTACTCGATGCAATGACCCGTATATACTTTATCAGGTTCAAAGTGGTTGATATGAATGTATAAAAAGACACTAACCTACGTCTACAATTGCATGTACGGTGTCAGATGCTACAAACGAGAAGACATCGAACGAATAGTAAAGGAAGTCGTTGACGAAAACCCAGATGAAACAAGCCACGTCAAATTAGGCGTAAAAGCTAAGAGAAGAATACAAGGAGAACTATGACAATAATAGTAACCATTAAAACCGATAATAAAATCATAATCGGAACCGATAAAAGGATAATCGAAGGAGATACGATAATCTCTGAGGATGCATCAAAGATATTAATCAAGGAACTCCTAATCGACCGGCCAGATGCCCTAATCGATTATGATGAATTCCTCATAGCATTCAGCGGAGTATACAGTCTATACGAACTATTAAAAACCTATACTCCCCCACGAATGGGCAGTAAAGATACATTCCAAGAATACCTATACAAGAAACTGGTTCCAGACCTGAATAAATACTTAGAGAAATATAATTTCATCTCGGACTATCACGGCCAATCCGGTGTTGACTGGGAACTGATAATCGCATACCATAACCAATTATTCCTCGTCGAATACAACCTTGGAATATGTGAAATAGAAACCCCATATTATGCCACTGGCTCACCAAGAGACATAGCATTAGGCAGCCTATACACTACCAATCTCAAAAAGCATCCGGTTGAAATCAACATGGTAAAAACTGCAATACAGGCATGTGCAGCACACAATACAACATGTAACAATGAAATGGAGATATATTCTATACATGAAACAGGGCAGATAACAAAGATAAAATGAGGCATTATCATGAGTGAAAGAGACATCGCATACCTGCTGAACCTATATGAAAACAATTCATCCTATGATAACAACTATGTACCCGGAGAGAAACGAAGCAGAGAACATAACCTGAAACGCAAACGTGAAGAAAAACGAAAAAACCGGCACTTAATCTTCGATGAATTACTCCTTGAAACGAAGACATTGATATTCACACCGGACCAGAAAAAGATAATCCGATATTTCATCGATGACTTCAACAATGACTTCCAATACCTCCACCGTCGAGCAAGCGAGGAATGTATAATCTTGGCATTCATGTTCTTTTTGAAGAAGCTTGAAACCCCAGAGATAAGACTCGAACAGTACCGTGTCTTCAAGAAGTATGGTCTGACAGATCATGTTTTCGAATTAATCATTTGCAGATTGACCTTGAAGATTATGCAACGTACACCAATAAGGCCACGGCAGTATACTAAGGATAATCATGAAATCCTTATAAGGGAGGGTAAAAGATGATGACTCCATTATTATATATAGATGAGGATTGCAGCCCCGTCCCTGAAGTGTACCGGTTAATCAATGCTATAACTGATTACTTCAGCCAACAGGAATATGGTGATGTTGATTTAACAGTTACAAATAATGAATGGAGGGATATTCCTGGTCTGCCGGGATGCCGTGAAAGAATAGACACTACATTCCCATTGATTCAACTGGCCAAAATGGAAGTTAAAAAGGATAAAATAATATTCACGGAACATGATGATACAGTACATTCCATTAACATCAGTGATGATTTCTTTTATACTTTAGAGGAGGATGATTGAAAATGGTCAGGATAATCTGCGGAGAAGTGGATGCGAAAGACCCTGATGGGATGATAGATATCATGGAACGGACAAGCAATCTCATATTTAATCTATCATTGCTTGATTTGGATGGTGGGATAAGAGTATATCATGACGGGAGACTCGCAAATGATTACCTTGAAAAGTTCCTTGGAAAGAGTTTTTATTGCAAGGAAATCCGGATAAACATAACCGGTTGGTTCCACACCAAATATAAATTAGTCATTGAAGTGAAAGAAGATTATACATTCATCAATATAGTATATAATTAATTCTTTTCTTTTTTTAACAACTCCTTATATACCCATACGGGTATAAGTATACACTGAATGTTATGAGGAAAGCCTAATAGACTAATAAGAAGAAAGATGTGCAAAGAAGAATTAGACCTGGATGATTCTGAAGAAATCGAAAACACTGACAAATGCCCAGAATGTCAGACACTGACCATCAAACTCAGTGACGACAAGAGCTACGAATACTGCACCCAATGCGGATTAATAACAAGGGCAAGCATAACATATGCAGCAGGACTCAGAATCGACCTACCCTACGGGATAATAATAATGTGACTCTTACCATTTTTTTCTTCATTTAAAGACCTCGAACGGAGATTTGGGGGAGGCGGAAAATAATTCGTCACTCCCCCAATAGACCCTCCGTCAACCATGCTATGGAGAACATAGCCATGATTTTTCCAAATTTCAAGTTAGATTATCCATGTCAATAATGGCTGGTGTTAAAAGGGATTTCATCATCCCCCATAGCATTCCACTACTTTTTTAAACTATTTTTTTTAGGAGTTAACTCATATGACAGACAACAACTATATCGGAAACGGTACCACAATAGGAAAATTCATATTAATACCTTTTGCCGGATGGATCATAGGTACAGCAGCGGCAAAAGGATTTGACTTAGGAGTAGATGCCCAAACATTAGCAGAAGTGATAGGCGTATTATTAGGTCTTGCATATTCATACCTTGATGCCAAATATCCAAACACATTCAACTTCCTGGGCAACAACAATGATGATGCACCTGGCATCACAACAGATGAACAAATCCAGCCAATCGGGGAAGATGATGAAGATGATGTCTACTAAACATGAAGAAGACAACATCATAGAAGACATAGACCCCGCAGGTGAATACGAACAAGGTGAGGAATAATGCCCACTCAAGACCACCCAGGATGCATCCATGAAGAACGATTCGCAAACATCGAAAAAGACATCGCAGAACTCAAAGCAAGAATGGACAACAAAAAAGAAGACATTCACGACATCAACAAAGAATTAGCATATGACAGACAACAACAAATGGAACTAATCGAAAAAGTAACCGAAGTAACTGTACTCCTTAAAACAGGACAACAACAAAGAGAAGACAACAATAAAAAAATGGATGACCTCGAAAAAAAAGTTGATAACTTACAAACAGAATTGTCCGATACAAAAACTCAATTAACCGATTTTGTAGCATCACAAAGAAGTTTCAGAAATACAGTTGCCATTGGAGCCCCAATAATAATCTCGATTATTGTTGGAGTAATATTCAAATTTATATAATTTTGACCAATTGGCCATTTGGCCAATTGACTTCATAGGGACAATTGTCTCTTATTGACCAATTGGACAAAATCATCTAAAATGATTGAAGTGATGTAGATAGCATGGCACGAAAAAATCTAATTGAATCAAGTGACCATTTTGATGAAATAGTCGAACGATTAGCACGAAATGAAACTGGGAAAGAGGTGTCTGCTTGGTTGGAAAACACATATGATGAAGTGATATCTCCAAGGACATTGAACCGTTACAAATCCCAGAAAATCAAAATCGAATCACGTGTCGAAGCTGAACTTAACCGTAGGGCTGAACTCAAAAAAGAGGAAGCTAAACGGAAAAAACTTCGAAAGGCGAATCATGAGAAATTAGATGATGTGTCTGATGATAGTATTCAAAGGCAAGCGGATATTAATGAGAATGCTGAGGAAGCAGTTAGGACAGTTTCAGAAACTATTGCACATAATATGCGTGGTGTTGCAAAGGTTGCTGCAGATTTCCCAGCAATGTTTGAAAAAGCACAAAGGGATGCAATGGACCCTGACAGTAATGTCACCAGTAAAGATGTTGCACGCATAGCCTTAGATGCTAATAAATTATTCAATGATTACTTCAAAGATACAGGTCCTGATGTTGAAGTCAATGTCAATAATGAAGTAATCGGTTTATCTGATTCAATTGAGGCAAGTAGGCAGAAGTATGTCAAATGGAAAGAGGAACAGCTCAAAAAGAAGAAAGAATAAGAACTATTTCCATTTCGGCGAATGGGGAATGACCTCCCTCGATTTTATTTTCTGCAGTGATGCCTGGATAAACATTGCCTACGGTTCAGTCAGGTCCGGTAAGACGATCGCCTGCAATGCAAGATGGATTGAATTCGTAACCAAATCAGATAGTGACGAATTCCTCATATCAGGTAAGACCTCACAATCACTTAAACGTAATGTCATCAAGCCATTAATAGCTATGATGAACACCGACAACATTGATTATGATTACCGGCAGCATGACGGTGAACTAATCATCGAAGACAAAACCTGTTACTGCATGGGTTTCAATGATGAGAAAGCCGTTGATGTAATTGCAGGTATGACCGTTGGTGGATGGTTGGCAGATGAGATTGCACGTTGTCCGAAATCTGCAGTTGAAATGGCAATCAGCCGTTGCAGTGAAATCAATGCGAAAATGTTCTGGAACACCAACCCAGACAGTCCTTATCATTATATTTTCACTAATTACATTAACAATCACGAACTTTTAGATGCTGGTACAGTCAAGACTTGGAAATTCCTCTTGGATGACAATCCGAACCTCCCACCAGAATATGTGGAAGAACTGAAACGTGTAAATCAGAAATCGGAAGTCTTTTACAAGAGGAATATTCTTGGCGAATGGGTTATCGCTGAAGGTGCAATCTATGACATGTTCGATACACAGAATAATGTCTTTAGTTGGAATTATCTGAAAGATGAATTCCCGGATAATCAACGTATACATGAAATCAACTTATGCTGCGACTACGGAGTCAGCACTGTGACAACTTTTGGAGTCATGGGGATACATCGTGATATCAATGAAGGCAACACATACTACCTACTCGAAGAAACCTACTATGATAAAGAAGATATCGGCGTAGCACAATCCGATTCAGAGAGAGTAGATGACATTGTAATGCTCCAGGACAAATACGGCCTCGACAATAATAATGCAATATACCTCCCCCATGATGCAGCAAGTCTAAAGACAGCATGTCAAAAAGACCCACGAATCAAAGTCAAAGTCAAAACCTACGCACCAGACACCTATGAAGATATCAAGAAAACCCAAGACCTATTCAATAATAACAAGTTCATGATACACCAAGACTGCACCAACAGTATCAGTCAAGCTCAAACTTATAGTTGGGATAAGAAAGCCCAACAACGTGGCGAAGACAAGCCATTAAAACTAAATGACCACTGCCCCGACATGTGGAGAGGCGGATTATACGGTCCAACTAATATAACAACAAACGCAACACCATTAGGTGTCATATACTTTTAGGAGAAACTTAACATGTTAGATAACTTTCGTATGAACATCAAATCAAGATTCCGCAACGCCGTAATGCCGGTATTACGGAAACCCTATTCTGACAGTTTGTTCCAACAGTATGTTCATGATTACAATTTCATTTTCAATGCGGTTAACAAGTCTGCGGGACAATATAGTTTCTTCAGACAAGCGCAGGAGAACCCATATGTCTATGCCTGCGTAAACGCAATATCAGATACATTCTTGATTAATGGTTTTAAAATCAATAACCCGGATGATTTCCATGTGAATGTCAACAATGTAAGATATTTGACTAATCTCTTTAATCATCCGGAAGCGAATGACTCAAGCCTGACATTTCCCGTTTTCATCAAGCAAATCGTGAACAGTCAGGAATTAGTAGGTGACACATTCATTGAAGTCAACTATGAGAAATTCGATTACGACCATAACACTTATCATATAATCAACGGACTGCAGTATGTACCTGCAAGCTTATTGAAATGGTATGATGACACTGAACAATACGGCTTCAGGAACAATCCAAGACTAAGATATGAACCTGATGAACTGATTCATATCTATGAACCAGGGATTGATTTTCGTGAAAGTAAGTTCGGTGAATCCAAACTTGAAAAGATACAGAAACCTTTATTGATGATGTTTCTTGGATTGGATTACAATCAAAAACTCATGGAGAATGAAGGTATAGATCCAACCGCAATATTATCATTCGATAAGGACATTGACCCAGACCAATTCAACGTCGAATTAATGCGATTACAATCAATGATAAAATCACAAGTACACAGGCACGGCGGAATGTTAGCCGTTAAAGGCGCAACCTACCAATCCGCCAACCTCAACAACCGCGACATGGACTATGTCAACATGATGAACATGTGCCGTGACATGATAATCAGCCTATTCAGAGTACCACCATCAATTGTTGGTATTATCGAAACCGCAAACCTCGGCTCCGGTAATGGTGAAGCACAAAAGGAACAGTTCAAAAATGTGATGAATGCTAAAGCCAAATTCTACGAAGCTGGATTCAACAAAACCCTTGGCCGTAACGGTTTCAATGAAGTCTTTGAATTCAACGAGATAGATATTGAAGATGAACTGAAACGTGCCAATATTGAATCAATACAAGTCCGTGACGGAGTACGAACCGTTAATGAAGTCCGTAAAGGATATGGATGGGAACCGGTTGACTGGGGAGACTACCCAATCAACAATGATAATCTTGATGTCATGACCGATGAGTTGGGAATGAAAAGCTTAGACTATAATAAACGATACAAGAATAACTTATATAAATCTGGAATACTTGAAAATTGGATGTTCTGAACATGTATAATGAATTATATATCCCGAACATGAAACGATTGACTCGCGGAGAACAGGAATACCTCCGCGCAATACTTTCTGGGGTAGACAATCAATTGATGACAACCGCTGAATGGTTAGGCACTGATGAAGCTAAGATATTCTTCAGGACCCGTCAGGCGGAAATCAATGAGTTCTTTGAAAACTCCGGTATCATGGAAGAATTATCCACAATCATCAATTCAAATGTATCTGATAGTGAAAGTCTGATGAGACGCTTCTATCAGGTAGGAACTGCTCTTGGTTATCATGATTTGCATCAGAGATTAGTGTATAGTCCTGCTGACCGTGAAGCATTATACACTTTGACACAGTATAATTTTGATTTGATTCGTGATGTCAATGTTAATATCCGTGAAGGCATCCGTGAAACATTATTCGGTGCGGTTGCAAGTGGGCAAGGTGCGGAGGAAACTACAAGGCAGTTATTGTCTTTGGATTTGAAGCCTTTGCCAATCCGTGATAAGCAAACTGGTGAGATTGTCAGGATGATGTCTACTCGTACACGTGCAAGGATGATTGCAAGAACCGAACATGCCCGAGCAGTCAACACAGGCACATTACAGGCATACGCCAACTACGGTGTTGAGAAGGCTGAAATCATTACTGTCGGTGACAGTGATGTTTGTGATGATTGTTTGGATTTGGAAGATAAGAATCCTTATACTTTGGAGGAGGCGATGAATCTTCTTCCCGCTCATCCTAATTGTTATTCTGTAGATACTCAAGTATTCACAGATAATGGTTGGAAATACTTTTATGATGTAACTGAAGATGACAAGATATTATCATTAAATCCTGAGGATGGCTCTACTGAATTCCTTGATTATGTAAGGACAGTAAGTCATAATTCACATCTTGGATATTTAGTCCATATTCATAATAATGACATTGATTTCTGCGTAACCCTTGACCATGACGTATTCGTATATGAAGATACTGAGTCCAAGTTCATTAAGGCTTATAAGTTACTGGATTCTCGTTATGATTGCGATTTCCTGATTAATCATGAGGATGATTATTATGTCAGCCTGCATGATTGTGATGTTGAATTAACCCCTTATCAGGACATGGTTTATTGTCTGGAATTGCCTAAATATCATACTTTATGGACACGCCGTAACGGCAAGACATCATGGAACGGTAACTGCCGCTGCAGTTATGGTCCAGTTGTTGAAGCTCCAATGCTATTCCCTGAAGATAATCCTGTCGTTATTGATTTAACTCGTATGTAAAAAATGTTACAATAGTAACAATCCAATAACATATATACTACATGGTGAACATGGGGTTTGAATCCTCATCTCATCATACTACGAAAAAAAATTTGGTGGAGGAAAACTCTTCTGTCAATTACAAAAAATTTCAAACAACAAATTCCTCTATACGGATGGCCCATGACTTGGGTCATCTACAAATTTTATGATCATTTCGCTACTTTAAAATGGTTTCCACCTGAATAAGTGGCTAAACTATTCAAAGAATACATTTTCGTCTATATGTATGCAATTTTTTCGTCTCAACCAAAAGAAAAAAATGAGGGAAATAATGTGGGGGAAAAACAAGTTTTTATTTCCTTTTCATGTTTAAAATCACCTCCCCCACCCACTCCTCATTTTTTTCATGGGCCTTTTGACCAAAATCATATCCCTTTGGAGGAATGGATAATGGGTTATGTCATTAAACTGTCCCCAAAAAAATATTCTTCCACGATAAACGTCTACAGAAAACATTTTTTTGCGACTTTGCCCTTCCCGGCATGCAAAAACCCTTTTTGCATCAAAAATTTAGAAGAGGATAAAAATACATAATTGAGCCTCACAATTTTTATGGAAAACACATCTTCTGCAATCCCATACTTTTCATCTCTTTTTATTCTGCTTCGGATGAAAAACATGGGAAAATTATTTCATATAAAACACGTCATTTGGGGGAATGCACCTCCATTTCCCCAATACTCCTCTTCTAAAGATGACATTATCATATGTTCTTTTATAATGATTTTCTTTTTTGAAAAAATACCCTTGTCTTAGCTACGCTAAGATATCATTGATTTTCAAAATGGAAAAATCCATCGCTTTCAACAGCGAAAAGAACAACCCCAGAATATTTTTTAGAATGTGATACAATTGACAAAAACCGAATATCGAGTCTACGGACCACCCATTGAAATGAAATCCTACGGCCTCGAAGAAGACAACACATTAACAATCACCGGTATAGCCTCAACCACCAACAAAGATTATGCTAATGAAATCGTATCACCCGAAGTATTAAAATCATTAGCAGAACAAGCCGTCGGCATCAACATATACCTGGACCACAACCGACACTACGAAGGTGGAATCGGATCCATCACAGACGCATGGATTACCGATAACGAACTATGGGTGAAAGGGAAAATCCTATCCGAATATGCTCCTGGCATCAAGGAACGCCTTGATATCGGAATGAATTTCGGATTCAGTATATCTGGTTTCCCTAAAAAACAACAAACACCTGAAGGCCTCCTGATTGTTGATTATGACTTGAAAGACATTACCTTAACCTATATCCCCATGAACTGGGACACTTACGGTACTGTCGAGTATAAATCTCAGAATCTGATAGCCAGCAATTGTCTGACTGGCGCATGTTATCATATGATAACAAATGATGATGGTGAAACAATGGAAAACAAAGACAATGATAAGTTTGAAGAAGAAATTCCAGAAGAACCAGTAGAAGACAAAGCCATTGGAGATGATGGTGCTGGTTTATCTGAAGCTCAGTTAAATCAAGTCAAAGACGTGATGAATGAGTATAATGCTGAATTTGAACCTCGTATTATCGAGAACCTTAAAGCTGAACTCGAAAACATCTCCGCGGCAGCTGCAACAAAAGCCGCAGAAGAAGTGGCCGAAAAGATAATCGCAGAGTTCAAAGCCACCCAGACAGTCACTGATGAAGAGACTGTTGAGGAAAAGGATTTAACCGAAGAAGAAACCGCCGAAGAAAAAGAAGATGAAGTGATTGGTGAAAACCATGAAGTCATCGAAACCGAAGAAGAAGAGGTGGAAGAGGAAAAATCCGAACCTGGTATAAGCGAACCTGAAACCGATGATGAAACCGAACCGGCCAAAGAAGAAACCTCTGAAGAAGAGGAAGAGGATGAGGAGCTTGATGAAAAATCCATCGAACAAATAGTTCATGATGAAATCGTCAAACAACTCAACGAGAAAAGCTTCATGTCCAAATACGACCAGTTCAAGAAAGAAGAATCCAAGAAAGCTGCCAAGAAATTAGAAGAAAAATCCCAGAATACTATTAAAAGGGATAGTTACGGCAGGAACTTAGATTACATCTAAAATTCAATGTTTTAATCTTTTTTTGTATAGTTTTAAATCCATTTTTTTTCATTTTTACAAGGAGAAAAACTATTCCCCTAAAATAAAATCCAAAGGAGGATAATTTTTATGATATCCATAGAAGACAAAATCTTAGCACAACAGAATTTCAACGTAAAATTCGCTGACGGCGCATTCGACGCTGACGGTAAGTTAAACCCAGCATGGGCTGAACCAGAATTCGAAAACGATTTCTACACCCCAGTCCAAAAAGAACCTGAACTCTTGAAACAGTCAAGAGTCATCACCATGAGAAATCTCATGTATGACTTAGACGACTTAGAAATCGACTTAGACTTCGATGCTCAAAGAGACGGCACAACAGGTGCAAGTACTGGTTTAACCAGCAACGAAACCATACCTAAATTCACACGTAAACAATTACTGGCACAGCCATTACAGGCTATGACCAGCATCAGCAGAAACTTCTTATTGGAAAACATTTCCAAAGAAGAATTCTTATCCATCTACACTTCATATGTTGGTGAACAGACTGGTCCTGCAGTTGAAAGATTCGGTGTATATGCTGATTCCACTGTAGCACGTCAAGGAACCGAAGCAACTGGTTTCACCATGTGCAATGGATTACTTGCACAAGCAAAAGCAATCCAAGCTGACAGCAGCAACCCTGCAGCAGGTTTCGCACCATTAGCATACAGTAACACTGCTCTTGAAGCATTATGCAATGCCATCGAAACCTATATTGACCAAGACGGTAACATGAAAAACGCAAATGCAGTTGTACCACCTCAAATGTACAGTAAAATCGTTAAAGACATTGCTGCACGTGAATCCGACTTCGGTGACGTAGCATTAAAAGATGGTAAAATCCCAATGGTAATGGGTATGGAAGTCAAACAGGACAACATCCTCAGGGAAACCCGTCACGGATGGGACTCTATGAAATTCGATGCCACAACTGGATTGCCAAAAGGCAATGGTTCCAGTGTATCTGATTTAAGATACGCTTTCATCGGTGAACCTTCCAACATCGCATTCGGTATGCTCCACGATATGGAAATCTTAAACCAATGGGATATTGACATCCTTGGTTACAAGGTCGCTGTTGTTGGTAATGTGGATGCTAAAATCCACCGTGACACTGACACTATCGTTTTACCTTATACTAAGAATGCAAAATCTTCCTCATAGATTTTGCACTTAAATTTTTTTTTAATATTTTGGAGCGTGCATAAACCATGACAAGATACAACGATTTAAGTTTAACACAAAAAGGCGATAAAGAAGCCCGTTTCAATGTTCTCGCTGAAGACATTGACGCTGCAGTTGCAGGTGACTCCACCATCGCAGGCAAAGTCGAAGCATTAGAAACTGTAGTCGGCTCCGCGACTGGTGAAGATGCCGGTGGATTAGCAAAAGATATGGCTGATATGCAAGAAGTTGTCGGTGACTCAACTACCGAAGGCACCGTCGTATATGATGTTGCAGATATCAAGGCATACATCGCGGAAATCATTACTGCTAACAGTTTAACCGACCCAAGAGCAAATGCAAACGAGGGCTCTGGTGAAACTTAAAAACCCATAATAAAAATCATTTAATTTTTTTATTATTTTTTTTTCAAAATAAGGGAGGAATTACATTATGTCTTTAATTACTCCTTCAGAATTACGAGATAACCTAATATTGCAGGGAATACCATCAGAGGACTTGGATGACTATGATGCCTTGCAGAAACTGATTGAATTGAAGGTCACCGAAATCATCGGATTAACTGGCCTGCCAATACGACCAGTTGCCCGCAAGCAAATCATAACACAGTTTCATGACGAAACATTCCAAACTGAATGGTACCCTGTAAGTGAAATTCATTCTTTCAAAATCAACGGCAAAACCTTAACAGATGACGATTATGACCTTGATGAAATGGCTGGTATCATTTATCTTAATAGTGTCCATACTGGTCGCCTGGTTATTGAATACATTCACAGATTATCTGGCGAAACTATCGCCGGGAAAATCAACCCATTAATCAGTGACATGATCATGTATCATTTCAAGGATGACGGCAAGGCCCTGACAGGGGAAGTCACAGCCATCAGAGAAATGGACACATCAGTCAACTACGACACCAGTAATAGTCTTGGCGGTCGCATCTATAGTAGGATTGAATCATTGAAACAAGAGCATAATAATTATTCGGCTAAAATCAAATGGTTGTGATACAGGATGGTATATTTCCCCAATGAGGAATTGGAATTATATGAATACACCGAATCATCAACCGAATTCAATTCTTATCTCGAACCGTTGAAGGAATATCATCTCGCAAATACTGTACCTTGTAATTTTCAACCTGCAAGCCCAAACGATTCGCTTCAGGAATTCGGAGAAATCCTAACAGATACTTATAAAGTGATTATTGACTCTGATGTCAATGTCTCTCCGGATATGATTGCCAAGGTCAAAGGAAAACCGGATACTTATGAGATTTCCGGAACTCCTATGGTCAACACTCATTTTGCTCCGACCAGGCACACTAAACTTATTCTCAAAAAACAGCGCAAACCCGTCAAAGTAGTGGAGGGGAGTACATGATTGATATTGAAGTCAAAATCAATCCAAGCTTTCGCAAGAAACTTGACCCACGCATCATCAAGGAATGCGAAGCCATTACTATCCATGACACTACACTCGAGGCGGAGTCCCGTTGCAAGAAAACATGTCCGTTTGAGACTGGGACGTTGATGAGAAGCCATTCAAGCACCATTACTGATGAGCAAGGCGAAGTCAAGGCTGGAGTGAAATATGCAGTTTATGTCATATTCGGGACAAGTAAGATGGAAGCCCGAAACTATCCTCAAGTAGTGGCGAACAGTTTGGCAAGTGAGAATTACATGAGCAGAAAGTTCAAAACAGAATTACACAAAAAGGGATTGCTTGATTAACATGATAAAACCGATACACGCCTTGATTAGGATGCTCCAAGGGAAAATCATCCTCGATGACGGCACCGATGTCAGGATAATCAAAAGAGACTATCCAATCGACAAAACCCCCTGCATAACCATCGACAACAGCGGCGGTACAAGCATCGTAAACAAGCACATCACAAACAAGGATTACCCAATCCCCGTTAATCATCCACAATACGACCCAAACAATCCCAATAAGACAATATCACAACAAGTGATAAGGGAACACAGGCAAATCAGCCTAAACCTGAACGTCTGGTGCGATGATGAACCACAGAGAGATGAAATCACAGAAAAAATATCAACATTATTCTATCAGGTGCAATCAGATCACTACAGATTCTGCCAAAACTACAATAACGGAAACTGCAACTACCTGAACAGTAAATGCAAAGTAACCCCAGATACTGGTAGAGGCATCAAACAACAATGCCCCAAACCCCATGAATATCATTACCGTAACATCTTCATAGCATACGATATAATCCGGGCCACCTTTGACGTTGCACCTGCTTTTATTCTTGATGACTTAACTACTACCCCACCTGTACTAAGAAGCATTATTCGAGTCTCATTCAGCTACTACGAATATTATAACATTGGTGGTGCGGTCAGTGAACATTTAAATGTTGATGAGGAATTATTATGACAAAAAAATCCAAGAAAAATGAAACCTCTGAGAAATTCACACTCGTGGAATTAGTGTCTAATTCCGATTTGCACTACCCACTCATTATAATGAATTTGTCTCGTGCAGGTTTACTCGAACAATACGAAAAAGAAGTTGAAGCTTATGGAAGGTTGGATATTGAACCTTCAATGACATTAGCTGAATTTAATAAGATAATGGAGGCCTAAATTTATGGCACTTACAAAAAGACCTGGAGTATATTTTAATGAATCAACTGAGTATGAACTTCAAGGAAACGGTGGGAAAATCCCAGTCTTCATAGGAAAAACTGGCAATGAAGCCGCAACCGGTTACAAGGTTGATGGAACTCAAATTCAACAGTTCGCAAGTTGGAATGAAGTAAACAGAACAGTTGCTAATGAAGGTATTGGAACAGATACTGATACCAATCCGTTGTTGGCTGTGTTGAAGGATTTCTTCACTGAGGCCGAAGTCAAAGACAGTGGAGACATCGGAATACCTTACATTTACGTTATTGATGTTGGGGATGGAACTGATAAAGATGCATGGCTCGCTGCATTGACAACTGCAAAGACAAAGAAAGACGCTATTGTTGAAGTTTATGTCGGAGCGGAAAACATCTCTGCCCAAGGATACACTCTTTCGGATTTCATCAGTGCTGCATATGGAAGCATCAGTACTGAAACTGCAAACTTGAACCTGAGAACTGCATTCACTACACAGGCCAGTGCAACTGATTCACAATTGATTGCATTGAACCCTTCAAGTGGTGGAATATTGAAATCCCGTATCGGTATCATTGAACCATTATTATTTGGTAAGCATGTTGCAATGATTTGCTGCACACCATACTATCTTGAACCAGGATTCCTTGAATATCGTACTGTTGAACCGGGAACATTCAAGGCAAGAACCGATGCAGAAATAATGGCCTTGCAGAATGCTGGTATCATCTTCGGTGCCGATGAAGTCGTATCAGATTTAACCGTCTGTAGAATCAATCTCTGTACTTCAACCGCATTTGCAAAGAACCCAAGACCAGCCGATGCATTATTCCATGCAAGATTCAACGCAGACCACCTATTACGTGAAGTGTTCAAGGCTGTTTTCGGTCAAGTCAAAGCAAACGAAACCGTATCATATATTGTTAAAAATCAAACCAAAGTCGATGCTGTAATCGATGAGGAAGTCAGGAACGAAAGAATGATTCCATATGATTCCGCAACTGGTAAAGGAACTAAATTGACATTACAGGAATCCGACTCTGAAGCATATGATATGGATCTGGTTGGTCAGATACAAGGTGTCAATGCGACTTATGCTATTCAAGTGAAAGTTCAGATTAAGAATCCTGCCATTAAAGCGGTGGGAAATTAAATGGGGTGATTTAGTATGGCTGATGATGTGAGATATTCACAGGCACAACTGATGTATGGTGATTTGGAAATCGTCTGTGGCGGTTTTAAGGTTACTTTCAAGCAGGACAGTGAAGATTTGACTGCCACTAACAGTACTGTCCCGTATGATGTCAGTCTTGGCAAGGAAACTGTTGAGGCTGAGGCAAGTGATGTTGACCCTGCTCTTCGTAGCACTATTAAGAAATTGTTTAAGGAGAAGGCGAAACTGACTCTTGCGAGTTATGATTTTGAGGAAGCGACCGGCAATCTTGTTGAGGATGATGTATTGTATAATGCATACATTAAAGAGATTGGAAAAGAGGACGCTAATAAACCGTTCAGCATCAAGTTTGGTGCTACTGGTTATAAATAAATTTGATTTTGTTTTTTTGGGCATTTTACCCTTTTTTGAGAGAAGCTCCAATGTTTTAGGGGGCTTCTCTCTATTTTTTATAATTAATTGGAAGATGTGATAATTATGAATCCTGATGAAAAAGCAGCGCAACTGGAAAGGACATTATTGAAGACAAAGTATCCATTGGAATGTGAGGAACTGCCATTGGAAGCGTTAAGTCATGATGAGCAGATTGTTGTGATTAAATGTATGGATAAGGCTGATTTAACTGATGAGGAATTCACATTATTAAAGGCAACTTTGCAGAAGTATCGTGAATACATTACTAAATATAGGCCAAGTGAAACAATTGAAGCGATTGGTCAAACTATTGAGATTATTGAAACGGAACAGGAATTATTGGACATACTTGATGATGAAACCAGTAAATTCCTGAAAGTACATTTAACTTATAATGGTCGAACCCTTGAATTGAACTTCGAAATATTACCAGTAGACGATTCCCGTATAGTCGACTATATGGAAATGAACATAGACCTGTTCAAAGATTACAGTGATGAAGAAAGAGAATTGATATTGAAAGTTCAGGAAGGTGAAGAAGTAACTCCTGAAGAGCAGGCAATTGTTGAGAAATTATCCAAGGAAATCAATGCTTTGGCAGGTCAGGAAAAATCCAAGATGGTTGAAGGTTTCCTTGCAAGTCAATTACGATTACCAAATTCAAGTCAGGATTACAGTAAAAGATTAGAGTTCTGGAAGAAATTCCCATTCCTTGAGAAATGGGCTATCGTCCAGAAAGTGGAGGACAGATTAGGCTTGACTGAAAGGTCTAATGAGAAATTATTTCCAGATGGCTAACAGTTTTTATGGGGAAGTGTATTTCCGTATAAGCAAACATCTTGGATGGTTACCCTCTGAAGTTATTAAGAAGAAATTCAATCCTGATATTAAATTCCTTATTTTCAAATATAGTCAGCAGATACGTGCTGAAATCAAACAGAATGAAGAACTTAAAGAAAAGTTAGATGGAGATTAGATAATGGTTTCATATGAGGAAGTTTTACTCCGTATCCGTGGACAAGACCAGTCCGGTAGTGCTTTTAAAAGTGCTGAGTCAAGAGCAGGTGCATTGAAAACTGCTGTTGGTGGTGCCGTAACTGCCATGTCTGCTTCAATGTTGAGTTATGCTAAATCCGCGGTTGATTCCGCAATGACTGCAGAGCAAGAATGGAATAAATTCGGAAATGCAGTCAACAATACTGGTGGCAACTGGGATAAGCAATCTGATGAAATCAAAGGATGGGTCAGAGAATATTCCAACAATATGGGTCGGAGCGTAGCGGATACAAGGGCTGCAATGACTACTTATATGAACATGGGATTATCTTTTAAGGATTCCCAAGACGCCATGAAAGCCACCAGTAATTATGCAGCACAAATGGGTATGACTCAGGAACAGGCTGCAGGACAATTGCAGAAAGCATTCATGGGCTCTGGTAAAGCTTTGAAATCGTTAGGTTTGGATATTAAAGATTATAAAGATGAAACAACTGGTGCGGTTGACAAGCAAAAATTATTGAATGATGTATTGTCCCGTACTGGTGGTGCTGCAGAGAAATACGCTGATACTAATGCTGCTAAATTTCAAAGATTAAACAATACGATGGCCAGTTTGAAAACTGATTTCGGTGCGGCAATAATGGATGCATTACAGCCATTGATACCGGTTGTGCAAGGTTTCCTAAATGTCATCAACAATGTTCCAGGACCAGTTAAAAGTGTAGGTTTTGCAGCAATAGCATTAGGTGCAGGTATCGGTATCATTGCCGGACCATTAATGTCAGTCATCGGTTTAATGGAAATGTTAGGCATATCATTACCAACCATTGGTGGTTTGATGGGCGTGCTTGGCGGTGAAACTGCCATGTTAACCGGTGAGGAAATCGCATTAGCCGCCGCTCAAGCCGGATTAACAGCAGAGGAAGTAATGGCTGCAGCAGCACATAGTGGAAATATGGCGGCTTTAGCTGCTGAAGGTGCCGCAGCAACAGGTGCAAGCGGCGGATTTTGGGCAATGGCCGCAGCGGAACTGGCAGCATTATGGCCTATACTTGCGATTGCCGCAGCAGTTGCAGCAGTGATTGTTGTCATTGAACAAATTGGTGAATCACTTGGATGGTGGACTGATTTCAGTACAATGTTAGATGCAATCAAAGCAGGTGTTGAAAGACTATGGAGTGCATTCATCAATAGCCCACAAGTTCAAGGAACATTAGCAGCAATTCAAGGAGCATTCCAAGCATTATGGAGTGCATTACAACCAGTATTCCAATGGTTAACTGCCGCATGGAATAACTTGTTTAAGAGTGAAGGTGCTGGCAGTGGTGGTCCTGATGTTGTCAGGCAATTGATTGATTTCTTCGGACAACTTGGATCTATTGCAGGTGATGTTGTCAACACTATCGTCAGGTTCGGTACTGAAGTTTATGCTGCATTATCTCCAATCATTGGACTGGTTTCTAATATTGTTAATATATTCTCTCAAATGTGGAATGGACAAGTTGGCCTTGAGCAAGGCGTTATGATGATACTTGCGAATGTCAGTCAGATTTATGCTACCATTGGTAGGTTGGTTTTACAGATAGGTCAAAGGATATTGACTGGTATTGTTAATGCGTTAAGACCAATCCCTGGTAGGATTTGGCAATTCCTTACACAAGCTGCATTAAGATTAGTATTATTCGGTGCAATTGCTGCAGTAAGGGCCAGACTTGCCGGTCAGAGAATAATTAATGGTATAATTAGTTTCATTAGTCAATTACCATCTCGTGTATGGTCTTATATGATGCAAGTTCCAAGTATGATTTCAAATGCTGCTGGTGCAGCGGTTGGTGCTGCGATGGGTCTTGCAAGTGGTGTTGTCAGTGCCGTGCAAAGTGGTATTGTAGGCATTGCAGAACATGTTTATACTGAATTCATGAACATTCCTGGGAAAATCAATAGTGCTGTTAATGATGCTGTGTCCGCAGCTGCTAATTTCGGTTCAGGCATTAAAGATGCAGTATTGAATGCATTACATATTGCATCTCCGGGTATTATTCAGCGTAAGATTGCAATTGAATTCGCAGATATCCCCGGTCGTATCGGTGAATCAACCGGTTATGTATACAGTGCCGCAAGAGACTACGCCGGCAACATCCTACGTGGTTTTAATGCTCCGCAGATAAGCATGTCCACTGTTGGGGTCATGAGAGACAATACTAATTACACACCAGTCTCCAATACTGGTTCAAAGACTGTTATCATTAACGTTCATGAAGGTGCAATACCTGTTGATGCACGTAATAAGACAAGGAAAGAAGCTCAAGGAATGCTATTAACTGCTCTTGATGGTTTAACAGACATTCCTATCTAAAAAAATAGAGGATTATTCGTATGGTTAGTAAAGTGAAAATGTATGGTAGCATATCCACATCCGGCTGCAACCTTGAAATAATGGGGTATCCCTTTTATGCCGAGGAAATAAGTCCTACTGAAGCATTTCGCAGACGGGATTACAATTATAATAATATTGTTGGAGGGACCGCAACAGTCAACAAGGGACCTTATGTTCCAATGGAATATACTGTAACCACTCATGTAAAAGTTCGTCGTGGCAAGCCGTATATGTATGATAAGGTTTTTGAGGAGATGATGAGCAAACCGGTCAGGGTTGTTTCACCTGAACTCCATGGAGCCTTCTATGCCATTGTAGTGATTAAACCAGAATATAATAATGCTTCGGAGTATTTGAAGTTGACTATTAATATCAAGGAGGTTCCAGGTCGGAAGTCTAAGATTCCCGGCGAGGAGTTTGTGGTTCCGGCTACAAGGAAGATTACATATAATGAGGATGGTACACCAGTAGATGAAGAAGAGGATAGTGTTGATAGTGGTTCTAAGAGGAATAGTGTTCCTCGTAAATCAAAATCAAATTAATTTAAGGTTATTTTTATGATTGCAGCTAAATTGTCACGTGTAGGTTTGGAGGTTTACACTACTGAATTGGTTGAAGAGGAACTTGATCAGGATGAAACCTTGGAAACTGATGTGGAAAGTGATGTTGAAACCGATACCAGCGATTTCAATCTTGATGGTCGCATCACTCAAATCGATTACCTTGACACTGTCTATTCTGATAATTTCGAATACGATTACACTGACATTTCCAGTAATGCAACTGTTTCATTGCCGGTTGATTATTTGAATTATTTCTTCAAAGGCCGCCGTGTTGCTTTAAGAAAAGCAGGGCAAACCGATAAAATGGAATGGGAGGATACTGCCGTTGTAGTCACAGGTTTCGTCAATGAAATATCATATACTCGTGATAAGATTGAGGTTAAGATTAAAGGATTGGATGTCCTGCTTGAAAGGGAGGAACAGTTTGATTTCAAGCAGACATTGCGTTCTGAGATTATAACTAAAATCATCGAAGCTTCTGGTTTAAAGGCTGTGGTGAATGTTGAAGGATTAGATGATGATATAACTGATTTCACTACTGTCAGCGAAACAAGCGAAGACACCAGCACCACTGGGACTACTGGTTCAACCGGCAGTGCAAGTATTGATGAAACAGTCAAGAATGCCATTAAAGGCAAGAAATCCGCTTATGATAAAGCCTTGGCTATTGATGGGGCCTTTAAGGACCATGTTATTTATGAGTATTATTGGGATTGTCAATATGCTAATGATTTGGATGCTGCATGGGAAGATGCATGGCTGAATTGTGCCGATGGTGCTAATATATTATGTGCAATGTTCATCGCAGCAGGATTAGACGCAGTCATCGTCCATACTGACGGACACTATATTGTCAAAGTTAATGTTGATGGAGAAACCTATTACACTGATAACGCTGCTTCTACTGGAAGCCATACTACAAGGCCTTTCGGAGAGGTTTGGAGAGGAATAACCGATGGTTCCGAAGTAGGCACAAGATTGGAGGCATAATTTTATGGCGAGTATAGTATTAGGATGCGATAGTAATGGTGTTGATGACAGCGGTTGTCAGAACGCCATCAAGGAAATACTGGAGAAAGCAGGTAATGAAGTTGAACCGTTAGGCATTGCTCCGGGACCTTTCGCAGATTACTCATATTCCAGTAAGGCAAGCGGTAAAATCGGCGTATATATCATGGCTGATAGTATTGTAAGTATTGCTGATTTGGTGTATGGTAATACTAATTTCAAGTATGGTTATTTCATTATCCGTGGTGATTTGGGTTTGCCTCGTATGAGTACAAGGGAGCATTTCGAGAACAATCCAATAAGACCGGACAGTGATTGTACCTCCGTTTGTGATAAATTAGCCGGCAAGACCTATAAGGAAATGAATGAGATAGTCAAAGACCGTGCATATATCGTATTCGGAACAACCTACGAAGAAATGGGCAACGAAGTTGTCAAGGCCATGGGTGGTGAAATAGACTCAGAGGAATCTGACACTACTTCAACTGCAACAAGCATAAAAGAATCACTGAAAAAAGCATGTGCCCATTGGGATGGTGATGTTGAAATCAGATTAATCAACGATACCGTTTATGTTAACAAGATTGATGACCCGACCACTGCAAAGATCGTGATTGATGAGAACACTAATGTTCACTTTGATTCTGTTAATGTTACTGATATCAAACCGGATACGGTTAATCGTTTAACCTGCACCTATGACGGTTACGAATTATCCTTGAAGGATGATTTGTTGATTAATAGGTTTGGTGAGATTGGTCAGACTGTTGAGGTTCCGGAGAGTGTTGAGTCATTGGAGGATGCGGAGAAATTCATTCAAAGGGAATGGAATAAGATTCGCCGTGACGATGGCCGTACTGTCGAGTTAAAGGTTGATGGTGGTACTGGATACCGGCAGGGTGTCTGGTGTAGGGTTTATTTGCCGTCTTATTTCATTGATGATTATATGTATATTAGCAAGTGTTCTCATGAGGAGGATGGGGGTAATAATTGGATTGCGAGTTTGTCCTTGGTTGATTATCCGCCATCGTTTGGGGTTGAATCAGAGTCTGATGAGGCTTCTGGTGAGGAAAGTGAGGAAACTGTTGAAGATGTAGAGAGTGAGGTGGATACATGAACAGTAAGGATATTACGGTTACTGATGCAAGAGTCAAGCAGTCATTGGGGAATTTCGTCAATAATGTCACTACACCAAGGATTAACAAGACAGTCAATGATGCTGTGGCTGATGACCGTATAAGGACTGGTATCATCACTAAATTTTATCCTTATTTGGATAAGGCTATGGTGAAACTGGATAATGTAGATAAGACTGTTTTGTGCAAGTTCCTGCACAGGTTCACTGGTGATATGATTGATTTCTTCACTCCCTTGGAGGCGGAGGAGAAATTCGATGATGAATTAAAGGAGCCTTGTGTTATTCCGAAGGCACGTTTGCATGTTCTTGTTTCCCGTATACATGATGGTGACAGCCGAGAGGATTTGATATTAGGTTTTTATTTGGATAAGGAGATTGTCGGTTTTAAGCCAGCGGCTCCGGGGAATGTTAAGTTCATGTCCATGACTGAATCTAATCTGTATTGGATTAATTTTGGTAAGGATGGTTTGGAGTATAGGTTGCCAGATAATCCGAAGTGGATGGCTGGTGATTTAGATAAGAACATGGAAGAAATTGATTATGTTGAGTCAGATGAGGTGTATACGAAGGATGAAGTGTATAATAAGGATGAGGTGTATCCTCGAAGTGATGTTTACACGAAAGAAGAAGTTGAAGAACTGATTGAAGAAAGCGGTGGTGGAGGTGGTGCTCCATTGCACCATACTCACACAGTATCCGATATTACAGATATTAATGATTATACTTCCACAGAGATTAAAAAAGGCTATATTTTAATGACAAATTTGATTATGAGATGGTGAATATAAGATGACTGATACAGATTATAGTACAGAGATTGCAGCAGTTGTAGCTGCTTTGAATGCAGTGTTTGAAAACAAAGAAGCGAATAAAAAAAATTCATTGAGTGGTGATTATAGTAGTGATACTGCAAGTTATCCGACTTGTCAAGCGGTGAAAGGAGCATATGGTACAAGAGTTACATCATGGCAAGCTACTCCACTGGATAGTAATATTCCAAGTGAATTACTGGTGAAAACTGCTTTGGATGGGAAAGCAAGTAGCACTCATGACCATGGGGAAATAACTAATGTTGGTGCGGTAACTACTACTGTTGATATGGCAACAAGTGGTACTGCAGATAAGATATTGATTGCAGATGCCAGTGATAGTAATAAGGTTAAAGCAACAAGTCAAGTATTGGTTTCTCAATTGAAGAATACCGCTACATTAAGTAACATTAGCTCTTCTACTCTATCCACACAAGCAGACATTAATAGTGCTTTGAATACAATCATAGGTACTTTGAAGGGTACTAAATTTATTGAGATTGTTGATACCCTCCCTATTCCATCTGCGGACACGATGGGGAAATTATATATCATCTCTGAAACTGAATCCGGTGTGGCTAAGGTTAATGTTTATTATACACAACAAGTAGGTTCAGGTTCTTCTGCAGTTTATGCTATGGTGAAAATGGATGCGAACATTCTCGATAGTTTATCCTGGAACGATATCAGTGACAAACCATCATTCGGCACAGGACATTCCAACTTTGCCTATGGTGACCATGCTCATGGAGAGATTACAACTGGCGGTGCAGTAACCACAACTGTTGATATGGCAACCAGTGGTACTGCGGATAAGATACTGATTGCTGATGCAAGTGACAGTAATAAAGTGAAAGCAACAAGCCAAGTCCTTGTTGACCAAATAAAAAATACGAGCCCTTCCATAGCAGGTATCGGAAGCAATTTGAATACTCAAGCAGATGTTAACTCTGCAATTGGTTCTAAATTTAGCAATATAGTAAATCCAGCACAATTTGTTAATGAAGTATCATCATTACCTACCGCAAGTCACAGTACATTAGGGAAATTATATGCGATACCACTGGCAAGCAGTGCAGGAACATATGATAATTACGAAATATATGTTACAGTCGAACATGACGGTGATACAAAGACTTATAACTGGGAAAAACTGGGTGGAGAAGCCATTCGTGAAGTTAAATCTTTCGCAGGTCAATTAGCAGATGCGATTGATGCAATCAACCCATCAAGTTAAAATATTAAAATAATGGGGGTCTTTTTTTTGACTGATACAGATTATAGCAGTGAAATATCTGATATTATCACTGCATTACAAAATATTTTTCAAGATAAACTCGCAAGCGGTACAAACATCAAGACAATAAACAATAACTCATTGCTTGGTTCAGGAAACCTTACAATCACAGGGACTTCACTTGTCCCTGACCTTGTATATACTTGCAGCAGTTTCTCAAGCTACATTGACTCCGGTGCGACGAATAACCTGCAACTATACAAACTCGGTAACATATACCTCTTGAGGTATTTCATCTCAACAAACTCATTAACTTATTCAACAACCGATTACAACATCAACGATGACCAAATCGGCAGTGATTACAGGCCAGTTGGGAACAGAACATTCCACGTAGCAACATCATCCAATCATAATGCGAAGATAACAATCACTACCGCAGGTAAAGTAACTATTTCAACTGATGCAAATAGTACAGCAATCAGCCTCGCCGGTACAGTCATCTACTGGTGGTAAAATAAAAATAAGGTGGTGAAATTTTGTGATACTAAATTTTGAAATAACCAACCAAATACTAAAAAGAACCGACCATAATCTCATAGTCAGCAAAAGCAAAAACTACATCCAAATCCAATTCAAATTCAAAACCTCAGACTGGACAGACCTGAATAAATTCGTCATCTTCAAAGACAGCTGGGGAGACGCCTATACATTAAACCTCGGCACAGAATGTGACACTACTGTTACTGTTCCTGAGGAAGCTCTTAAAGGAAATTTCTTCAAAGTCACAGTTTATGGTGGTGACAGGATAACCACTGATGAGAAGACTGTCCCGATCATACCATCAGGTTATACTGAGAAAATCAAGATACCTGAGGGTACGGCACCGGATATCTTTGTGCAGATATTCAATGCTCTTGATGAGAAGGTATCCGAAATAACCTATAATGATGGTGTGATGGAAATATACTCCAATAATGGTTTACTCGCTTCATATGATTTATTCAGCGATATACGAGATGAATTCGCTCCATTAATACATACTCATACCAGTGATGATGTCTCTGATTTTGATTTGAAAACCGGTACGGAAGTCAAGGCCGGATTAAGACGCTTGGCAACAAGAATAAGAACAGGTGATTAGATAATGACAAATGATTACAGTACAGAAGCCGACCTTGTCGGCGACGCATTAGACGCAGTATATGAAAACAAGAAAACAAACAAGAAAGATGATGTCAGCGGTGATTTCTCCTCTGATACTGCATCATATCCAACCGTTAAGGCGATGAAGGGGGAGGATGCGAAGAAAGTTGATATCGCACAAGCCAACGCCAATTATTTTGTAGTGACTAATAATGCAAAGAACATTACTACTGCACAGAAGATTGGTAATATTGATGTTTCCGGTGCTATTGGCTCCACAAGTGGATTACTCGTTGTAACTGATAATAGTGGGGTGTTAAACACTTCCAGCACATTGATTACTATTGGTGAGAAGAATGTCCCTAATACTGGTGCATTGAAGACTTATCAGTTATTGATTAATGGTACTGCTGTTACCGGCTCCGCAGATATTAATATTCCAAAGGATTTCTTCTTGCAATCTGCAAGTATTGAAACTGTCGGCTCCACTCCAACACCAGAGGAAACCGCGGCTGGATTAGTGGCTGGTGACAAGTATTTGAAATTAGTTGTTAATACCAGCAGCAGCGAAACCGGCGCAACAATACTCCGTATCAAATTAACTGATTTCATTGACATTTACGCTGCCGATGAAGCAACATTGACTAAATCTAACAGTAATGTGTTCAGTATCAAAGCCGGTGGAGTTGGTACAACTCAATTGGCAGATGGTGCTGTTACTACTGCGAAGATTGACTCTGGTGCAGTAACTACTGCTAAATTAGATAGTGGTGTTTCCACTCAATGGATTAGTGATGCTAATACTGAGATTGGTTTGTTCGCGGCGGCTATTGCTGAAAGGGTTAACCCATCCTCATAAAGGGGAGTGTTATGTTTGACTAATGATTACAGTTCTGATGCAGACCTCGTGGGGGATGCATTGGAAGCTGTTTTTTTGAAGAATAATCAGGGCAGTGGGAATAGTGGTAAGTATTTGAAAGTGGATACTGATGGTAGTGTCATCTGCGCTACAGGTAGTGCAGAGTTGGTGCAATCCGTTACTAATGGGGATACTACTCATGCGCCGTCTGCGGATGCTGTTTATGATTTCGTCACTGGCTTGATTGGTGATGCGATTACATATATTAACTTATAAAAATGTGGGGTGATTTGATTTGGCGATTGCAATTTCAGTTGATAATGCTCATGTTTCTACTGGGAATGTTACAATCCATATTAGTGGATTAAAGAGTGATGATGACCCAATTAAGTTATATATTAATGATACCTTAATAAGTTCAGATATCAGTCCAGGATATGTGCAGAGCTTTGATTATACTCATTCTTTTAATTCTAAAGGAATTTATACTATAAAATGTAATTATAGAAGTCAGGATTCTAATGTCCTGACAGTATATGTGGGTTATGATTATGCGATCGCCTTTGGTGAAGATGCATATTACTCCTGTAACGGTTCCTGTGTTGTCACTGCGACATTGACTGAGAGTAATGTTGCGGTTAGTGGTGCAACTGTAACCTTGACTGGTGCTGGTTCATCATTAACGGCTACTACGGATAGTAATGGTATGGCTACCTTTAATTTATCCAGTATAGTTGAGAATAAGAATTTGACTGTTAGTTTTGGTGGTGTTTCGGATACTGCTGTATTGTATTATTTTAGTATTTTGACTTTGATGGGTAGTTTGTATTGTCTTGGTCGGAGATTGGAGACTAATTTGAAAGCGAAGGGGATTACTGGTATTGACTTTACTGATGGGCTTACAACGCTTGTTGATGAGATACCGAATATTGAACCTTCAATCGGGGGTATCGTGTTGGATACTGCTTTAACTTGTTCTGCATCCCGTAATAGTGTTCCTGTTGGTAGTACGGTGACTTTTACGGGGAAGTTGTCTTGTAGTTATGATGATTCTGGTCAATCGGATGATGATATGGAAGGATACATAAAAACGGCTCTTATCGAATTCTATAATGGAAATACCTTATTAGGCAGTACTTCAACGGATAGTAATGGTGAGTATTCATTTAGTTATTTAACATCGGCTACGGGTACTTTGTCGGTTATTGCATCTTATGATGGTACTGATTATTATGAGGATTGTGTTTCAAGTGCGGTGAGTGTAGTTGTGGTTAGTCCGACTCCGGATAGTATCTCATTAACAAGCGACAAATCTATTCTTTCATATGCTGATTCGGAGTATGCGACATTGACTGCGACTGTATTGGATGCTGGTGGTAATCCAGTATCGGGTGAACTTGTTAGTTTTGATATTGTTGATTCTACTGGTTCTACGGTGATTGAGAATATTGGTTCTGATGTTACTGATGGTTCTGGTGAGGCTAACGTATCTTACTATTCAAAAGGTACGGGGACTTTATATATAAAAGCAAATGTTGGTGGTATATTACAATCAATAATATACGAAATAATAGATTATTGGAGATATGATGATGCAAGCACCGACAAATCAAGCAACTATTCATTCAAAAACAATCCAAATAACAGTACAATCACATATGACTCAACCAACAAATATTACAACTTTAATTACCCATCAAGAGTACCAGAATCCAATGATATACAATTGTGGCTATTAAAAGATTATGATGGACAAGATATTGAAATAAGTATTGATGTTCAGTACAATTTTTCATCGAATAAACAAATGGTCTTGTACACCTGTAATCAATCATTCGAGTGGGGCAACCATTCCCCAATTGGTACTTGGTCAAGCAACAGAGTATGTGGAAGTGTAGTGAATGGATCAGACCAGAGAAATACAAGTGGAAGCTATTTATCTGCAAACACATGGTATACTTTGAAATTCAGGATACAAGGAAACACTATTAATACATATATTATTCAGAATGGAAGTGTCATTAGTGAAAAAAGCACATCTGCTTGGAGTAGGACAAAAATAAACAGTATATTAAAAGTATCTGATTATGTTTCTTGGGTTCATTTCAAAAACCTAAAAATCAAAGTATTATAATGTTTTAAACTTAATATTTTTTACCCATGCAGTTCCACTATTCCATAAACAATAGAATATACACCAATCAGAGTAATTATTTACCCATGATGGAGATATGCTCAGTTTAGATGAATTATCAACATAATATGTTATTGAAGTGCCGTCTTTAACTAATTTTAGATTGTAATAAGTATTTGGAGATAATGTATAACTGTTACCAGTTGTTGTACTTCTTCCGCTTTCCCTATATCCTACTTGCCCATTAGAACCACCAGCATTTTCAAAATAAAATCCATAGGTTGGTTGACCACTTCCATTATATAGTGATTTTGGTGCTATGAACATCCTATGCTCGTTACTGGATGTTCCTCCAGTACTTTTGAAATCAAAGGATATTTCACATTTTGTAGGTAATGCAACACCCATATTATTGTCAATTAATGAATATGTGGAACCGGATTTCGTATAGGAATGCTCTGCTGTATGGGCATAGATGCAATCTTCTACGGATATTATTGATTGTATTATACGGAATATTTTTTTGGCTTCCAAGATACCATGTTAAAAATATGTTCCGTATATTTGTATCTGAAATATGCAGTATTCACGATTACTTATATGCTCCAAAATTAGATGGTACTGAAAGCATCAGTCAAATCAGTGGTACAACTTCTATCTCAAATAATGAGCTACATGGTGGAAGTGGATACTTATCTACTGCTTGGGATAATACTGGCAATTGGGAAGTATCCTTTAAAGCCAAATGGGGTGGTGGAAACTGTGCCATTGGATTATTCAAACCTACTGAAACAAGCAGAGATAATAATGGATTAGTATTAGCCCCATACAATTACAGTTTATTTGCATATGTGAATGGTACTGGTACATCAAACCAACAAGGAAGTTCATCTATACCATACAATAATTGGTATGATGTTAAATTCACTAAAAATGGTTCTACAATCACAATGACTTGTAATGGAATTACTAAATCTATTACTTGGAGTTTAGCAAGTACATTATCCACTATGTGTATAGGTGTAGACACTTGGGGTCATACTGCATACATCAAAGAAATCGTAGTCAAACCATTATAATGCTTTGACTTTAAATTCTCTTGCTACATTCTTGCTCCCAACACTTATCTCTTTCAATAGTGTCGGAGTGTAACTGTTTGTATTTGATTGTGTTTCATTGCCACAAGCACAAGTATGCACTCCGTTATTGAAAGTGTAAGTGATTGTTGTATCTGTATCGTTTGGTACTACTGTGTTCATAACCAAACTGACAAGATTGCTACTGCTTCCTTGATTACGGATAAGCACTCCCATGTTTCCCAAACTTCCATATTGCCCAATGTAATAGTTATGACTGCTATCTTGTAGTAATGGTTGTGATAATCCATTACTATTTTGTGAGCCATTTGTACGATGCACAATCCAACTTATACTGAATGCAGATGGTAATTGAAGATTTATAGAACCATTCGGTTGATTTGCTTTATAATATACACAATCTTCAATTCCGAATATTTCAGATACTAAGATACGTTGGCGAACACTACATTGAATATATAAATCCCCCGTACCTTCTGAATAGAAATATACAGGAAAAAAAGAAAGATACGTTACCCATATAAACAAAATCCAATATTGGTGAAAAAAAATGACCAATATTGTAAACGGAGAACCAGTAAACTACCTATACATCAAAAAAACACACGACGGATACATAATAGAATACGCAAAAGAATTCAACATCGAAACCGCCCACATGAGCATAATACAACAAAAACTACGAGAAAACAACTTCAAATGCCAAGTATTCAAAGACATACCACACCGAATAATCGTAATCACCTACGAAGACCCCAAAAACATAATACCCATCCTATATGTATTAAACGCACAGGACAAACCCTGCGAAATCAACACAGAAGACAAAGAAATCATAATAGATATTTAATAGAGGTGAAATATCCAAAATGCTACCCATAGACACAGAATCCTACGATTACAGATTCAACAAAACCCTGAACGAAGACGTACAATTAAAACCAAACACCTACCATAAATATGATATTCAAATCGAGAACGGGGACTACGTCAACGTCACAGGAAAAGAATCACTATACAATGCAATTATAATCGCAATCCTCACACGATACAATGAAATCAAAAACAATCTCTACGAAGAATTCGGATGCCGAGCACATGACCTAATCAAAGCCAACAAATCCGAAATGACCCGCTATAAAATAGAAATCTTCGTCGAGGAAACACTTGAAAACATGAGGAGAATCAGTGAAATCAATTACCTTGAAATCAAGGAAAGCGAAACACATCTTTATAATGTCAATTTCAGCGTTACAAGCATCAACGATGAACTAATCAAAGGAGAAGTAACCTTATGAATTATATTGAAAAAACATTCAACGAAATCTTCGAGGCAATGCTTCAAGACAGCCTAAGCAAAGGTTTAATCAGTCATGCCGAAGAGTTTGAATCCTACATCAAGAATCAAGACGACATATCTAATTATTATGTCATGGACAAGGCAGTCATCGCTCAGATGATAGTGAAAGTCTACCAAGACATCACACGAGCCTACGAAGCCCATAAGGTCGAATACGCCACTGGTACTGATTTGGATGACATCGGCAGTATTATAGGCATAACAAGACCCGAAGCCAGTCATGCTGAATGCCAAGTCACATTCATCCTCAATGATACATTAGAAGAGGATATTGATGAACCGGCAGGAATCATAATATCCACCAACTCCGGCATAGAATACAAGACACTTGAACAGTTATTCATCCCCGCCGGTAAGGATGAAACCACCGTATCCTGCCAAGCCGTAGCCTCCGGCGTTAAAGGCAAGGTCATCGAAAACACACTAACTACAATCGTAACCGAAACCAGCCACGACCTGCGATGCACTAATTACCAATCCAGTACTGGTGGAAACGAAGCATACACCGATGACGAATACCGCTACCTATTAATGAACTGGACAAAAATACTCTTAAAAGGCAGTAATGAAGCATATGAATACTATTTCAGTGACTTCAACGGCATCGACGGATACAAAATCGTACCCAATTGGAACGGAACCGGAACAGTTAAAGTAGTATTAGACCCGGGGACATCTTATCAATTGAACAAGGCTTATAATGATTTGCAGAATATAATTTCACAGAATACAGAGGACATTACAATGTTTCCACCTACACCGAAACCAATCGATATCTTCGCCACCGTTGATGTTGACATTGACCAAATCAACCCATATTCAGCAGTTGAGAAGGAGGATATTAAGGCAAGAGTCATATCTGCAATTCGTGTTTTCATCGATGGAGGATACCGAACCAGTACGAAGAAATACTATCCGGGATTATTACTTGGGGAGGATTTCATCCCTCATAAATTAGCCGTGTTCTTGGATAAGGAGATTCCTGAATTAAAAAACATCACATTCACCTATCCCGAAGACTATATCCAAATCCTTGATGATGAAGTTGGAGTCAGTAACAAAATCACAATTGAGATGATATAATATGCCAAGATTAAAGACATTATTGGATATGTTTCCGTCATTCTTGGATAAGGCTGAAACATCAAACTTCTACAAATCCCAAAGTGTAACTGCTGAGCAGTTCAAGGATATGTATAATGATTTGTTCAAGGTCATCGAAAGCTTCCACTTAAACAAGAATTGTCTGATATGGAAGGAGCAGGAGGAACCATATAATTACATTATCAATTTCGTGGCGAATTACCCGAACTTAAAAAGTGTAAACTGCTATAAAAATGACACTCTCATATATAGTGAACAATACCAATCCAGTGATAACGTTGATAGTTTCAATTATTCCTATGAGGACACCACATTAAATGATAATGGGGACTTGAAAATCATTCCAAATGACACTTTCCGCATCGAAATTGAAACATACGACGAATATCTGATTGAAAAAGGATTCCCTGAAAACGATACCATCCAAAATGACATTTATGATCATGATTCCAGCTTGGATGAAATCGGTGCATTACATAACATTCCCCGTAAGGAATACATTCAAGTCACCGATGAATTATTAGCATCAACCGAACCACCCTACAATGACAGATTATCTGAGGATGACTATCACTACATGAACCGCATACTCAACTACATGCTCATGTATCATACTACCCCCTTGCCAGTGTTGGAGATATGGAAACTCTACGGCATCGAAGCCACAATGGAAAACCGTGAGAAATACTTATTGAAACTATTCGATGAAACCCGACACCCATTCAACAATGAAACCGGTCTCGTCGAAGATTGGACACCTGAGCCATGGGAGCATAAGGACAAGTTCTGCGATTATGATTCAGACCTCGGAGAATACTTCTTCATAAAAGTATCAACCAATATCCCAGTCAAGAATCAGGATGTAATATTACATTTCAGTTACCTCAACAGCCTCGCCGAACCATTAACCGGAGACTATAAGGTTGATATCTATCAGGATAATACTTTAATCGTTGAAAATTATACTGGGGCATCATATACGTTGGAGAGTTCATTATTTGACCAGTCAAATGATAATATCTTCACAGTCACCTGTAAACATGACAATACAGTAATCAGTACAGAGGATATACTCATTCGTGTCCGTGGATGTAATAATGCAAACTGGTATGTAGCCACAACAGGCAACGATACCAATGATGGCAAAACCGTATCAACACCATTTGCAACATTAGCCAAAGCATTAAGCATGGTCGAGGGAAGCAAAAATCTCATAGCCGTTGCGGCAGGAACCTATACCATAACATCTCCATTAACAATCACGGAAGATTGCACAATACTCGGTTGTGGTGAAGCAATCATACAAAACACAACCTCAAACCAATTCTTCACCGTACCAGTCAATCACTCATTAATCCTGCAAGATTTGAAACTCAAATATGACAGTGACACTCATGCAACAGGTACAAAAGAATACCATAATAATAACCACAACGGAAACGACTTATTAGTCATTACAAAGGAGACAATCACATGATAGACAAATGCAAGCGATTCCGACACGAACCAGACTGGACACCAAACAACTACGACCTATACCTGAACACCCATGAAATACCATCTAACATCCAAAAAGAAAACGCATCCAACCTCGTCAAAAGATTAAAGAAACTCATGCCATTAAGTAAACGGTTACACGTCCACTTCAACGTCGACCCCGAAACAATCACAAGCAAAAACAGTTTCAAAATCAACACCAGTCTCAAATTCAACAACAAAAAGGTGAAATTAAAATGATTAACATCAAAGGCTCTTATATCATCAAAGCAGGAGACAAAACATACAGAAGTGACAACCTCATAACACTCCTCGGAGAATCGTTCTTCCTCAACCGTGCAGTCAACAATCTCTTTGACCCAATAGAATATATTGTATTTGGAGACAGTAACGTCAAGGCCAAAAAAGGCGACATTGCATTAGGCAACGAAACCACCCGTAAGAAATGTGTCTCACAGGTTGACCTGGACAAAAAGCAGATATTATTATCATGCAGTTGCACCGCTGAAGAAATCGTCAATACCAGTGAAATCGGCACACATAACGGTAAAATATTAATCAGCCATGACACCTACGAATTAGAGGATGACTTCATCAGTCCAACCGTTGACAGTGTTGAAGTCTCATATATGTTCCAATTCATCTCATCAAGCGTTATCTCCGAATGGGCACATTACAGCAGCATAGACACCCAATCAAATAACTACAATGTCTACTATGCAACTATCGAGAACCTTGTCATTGGAGTAAATGAAGAGAACACTGGAAGCGGATATCATCAAGTCGAAACAATCAACAGTCTAAAAACTGCAACCGGAGCCTATTACTATGATGAGGCCAGTAAGACATTATACATCCGGACAACAAGAGATAATGACCCGAATAATGACAATTATGAAATTACAGTACAAACAAGGTGATACACTTGTCAAAATGTAACCCTGAATACAAAAACCTTAACGAGATACAATCATTCAGCGAACAAACCTATGCCACCGTACAGGTGATGAATCAAGCCTGCAAGAATGATGAATACTTATTCCAGGAAATCGAATTATTGAAATATTCATCAAATCCCGTAGTACGTAAAAGATACGCACCAATCCTCCTCGACGAACTAAACAGTTGGGGATGCACCGTAAGCGGAAAGAATGTCATATTCAACAATAACGCACCAGAACCAATATTAATCGATTTCAATGACATGAAATATGTTGATGAAGTCAACTCCGACTGCGCATTCGAAACAGTACCTAATAATGATGGGACAAACACAAGGAAAGCCGTAGTCCCGCACCCGGACAATCCAACCGTCAATTTAACCTGCCGAAACCATCAAGGCGGAGTCGTCGATGCTTACTGGTACGTTGGATTTGACCGTACAAAGAATTATCAGACAAGGCCAGAGTGGGTGAAGGATTGGAAAGAATCAACCATTCCTGCCATTGCAAGAGCACAAACATTCAAAATACCAACCGGTGTCAACGGGAAACTTGAAAGTGTTGACCTCATGATCAATACGGAAGGCAGTATATACTGTGGATGGGGAAGCCCATTATATGTCCAGTTATGGCGTACAAAAGATTTCCATGCCACAAAAACCTACTGGGATAAAACCACAAAGAAACAGAAAAGATACAACCCTGACCAATGGGAATACATCAAATACCCGCAAGGATACCCTTACGATGCATTAGCCACTGCCGAATATAATCCAATGAAGACAAGTCCTGGTTGGACTAACATGAAATTCGACAAGACCATAAACGTTGCAGCAGGCGAAAGCTACACACTCGTATTCCTCTCACCATTAAGCCATCCATCTCACTGCCCTATGATAGGTGGATTTACAAGACATCGCGGAAACAAGTATGCTGACGGTGACGCATTCCTCTCTGAAAACAATGGTCGTACATGGATACGCTACGGCAAAAACGCTGAAAACATAGCCACTACCGATTACAAATTAGGCAAGTATTCCCCATCAGATTTCGCATTCCAATGCCACATCCTGACCGGCCAGTCAAACCGCAAACCGAATGAATGGTTTGACTTATACTTGAAGCCTATCCGCTCTAATCCAGTCAAAGTAGTGGAAATCAATCCAATCGATGTTGATGGTAACGCTTCACATGCTACTAAACAGTTAATCTTCCAGGTCTCCACAGATGGCTACACATGGACGCCACTCGGCAATGACAATACAGTTTCATTAAGTCCTGGCAGTGACGGTGAATATCCAAAAGTGATACTGGTTCGTGCAAGGATGAAATCAATCCCATCAAGCGGAGACACCACAACAGATACACCATACATCAGTAAATTCAAGGTTACATTAACCACCGAAGCCCCAAAAGAGTTTTATGCCCGCACTCATGTTTATAATCCTAAACTCGATGCTATGCTTGGAGCAAGTGTTTGGGGAAAAGTATATGCGCCATTTGAATGCGAACCAACCGTTGAAGGCAGTGTTGAAATCATTGAAGCCAAGGAAGTCACAGAACACTTTGAAGTCATCACAGCTGAAAACCTTGACAATTATGTTAAAACAGTGGACGGTAATAAATATTGTATCTTCGATGAAACAATCGATGCAGATGCATTGACTGATGAGGATGTGGAAGACAGATATGATTACCTCATAGACCACCCAAGAGTAGCACAGATATTTAAGGAAAACAACGTCCTAATCAAGCCATATACTTACACAAGCGGAAACAATACAGTTACTGATATGATGGGATTCAAGGATGGCATACCATTAGTTAATTATCCCGCATATCCATTATCCGAGGTTAAAGTCGAACCGGTAGCCACCGAAGCAAGAATCGAATCCTATACCGAATGGGTGGACTTCACAGTCGACTATGACAACAAGAACCTCAACTTCTACTATGAAGAAAACAGATTAGTCATCGACGATTTCCCAACCGGCTCATTAGCAGTAACCTACAATCCAGTATTCATCAAAGACTTAACCAGTAATGAAGTCGGAGAAGATGGAGGCCTTATATTAGATTACTTCAAAGAGGAAATCATCATCGGCGACACAGAATTCCAAGACCGCAAAGTCACATTAAGAGCACCTGCCGTCGACCCAATCAAGGAAGTCTTCCTGAATGAGGTTGAAATCTACGAGGATGTTGACTTCACAGTCGATTACGATTCACATACTTTAATCTTCAATGAAGGCAAACTGGACCTTAAAGACACATTAACTATCGTATACACTCCAAACTTGGAGGATACTGGTATTATGATAGGATATAAGGCTAAACGTGGTAATATGGATAAGCAAATGTTTATCAAACCGAATTATATTGAATACAAGGTGTAAAACTATGACAATTTTTGAAACACAGGCATATACAAAGGAAGACGGAAACATTGTCGGCGCACAAGTCACCGCTGAATACGATGGCAATATCGAAAGCGTAAGCATTGTCGATGAAACCGCATTGAATGCACTCGCCGCCCAACTGGACGTACTGGACGAAACATATGTCCAATTCGAAGATGAATCCAGTTTGGCCGGCTCCACCATTGATGAACTATTAGAAAACACAGAAGAGGACGTTCCAATCAATGCAACTACCCTGTCTGGTTTTGCAAGTGATGCTTTCAGCAAAACAGGACATACACATACGAAAGCAGACATTACTAATCTGTTGAAATATGTGCTCACTGCAAGTGATATCAATCCTCAACCGGGAGATTCAGTTACAATCACAGTCAAATGTTTGAACATGGCCGACCAGCCCGTTGCAAATTCCCCAATAACATTGAAGAAAAACGGAGTCGCGGCAGCATCAGGATACACTAACAGTAATGGTGCATTCACTTATACTTTTGCAGCGAATACTTCTGATAGGGTGTATAATTTCAGTGTCAATAATGATTCAGCAATCTTGACAGTCAAGACAGTACATTATCTTGATTGGATTGATGAGACCTGTTCACTTGGTAAACTCCTTGTCAATCATGACTTGAACCTGGCACAATGGAATCATAGCGGAACAGTAAGTATAAGCAATGCCAACGTGAACAAGTTAGTTGAAATTGGCAGTTTCAGCAGCAGCCTCGCTCCAAAAAACGGTATACGATTGAAAGTTGCCAATAACGAAAACCTGTACATTGTCATTACATCTGAAGGGAAAATCAATGCATTATGTGACAATGCAGGTAATGGAAAATCTTATACTGGTTTGGTAATGTGGCATTTTTATTGATCAAGAATGATGAATGATGATTTTTGCGATGGTTGCTGTTACCGTGTAACATGCGACCATGACTTGGAGAAATGTTGTTATCTCGTACGAAACGAATGTATAGTAATTAAGGAGGATAACGAATGAAGTATAATGATATTGTAGAACTCGCAGATGAAGTTGTAGAAAGCATTGAAAAGAAACACACTGCAACACTGGACAATACCAGGAATTATGCGACAAACGCATATATATTCAGCAAATCACTCCTAAATCCTGGAAAAGATGTGGGAGTGAAAAAAGTAAAATTACATCCTGAGCCTCAGCATGATGTTATTCATGGGGGGATTGGAGTTAAGAACTTCGAGACATTGTGTAAGCTGATGGTTAATTGGGTTGATAAACATAAGGATGAAAGCCCATCTTATCTCCGCTTCAATGACAAAAAGATTGGGATTGACGCTTGGGCATATGCAACCGCAAGAATGGTTGGATATTATCATGAAAAAAAGCGTTTGCCTTATAAGAAAGTCATTGTAACTTCCAAAATCTTTGATGATGAAATCAAAAGGCAAGAAGCGGAAAAACGTAAGCGAGAGGAAGAGGAAAGGAAACGAAGAGAAGAAGAAGAACGCAGAAAAGCCATTCGAAAATACGGCCACTCTGATGAATATGGCTGCGATGACATGGGCCAAAACACAGACTATTACTGTGGATGTCATTCATTGCAGGAAGTGTTCAGGAACTTAACCGATATTGTTGTTGATCAAGATACAATCGCTGAAGTGTGCGGTACAACATATGATGGGACAGACCATGACGGATTAAACACTTGTGTTGCATGGTTTAACAGAACCTACGATAAGAACTTATCTGTTGAATGGATGAATTTCTCCGAACTGGGATGGGATGGCGTAAGAAACATCACCAATAGCAACAATCAAGACTGCATCATACACAACCTATATCGTAACCAATATGGTCACTATGAAGTTGTAAACTGGGTTAGTGATGATTATGTTGGAGTACAAAACAGTTTAGGAGACAGGTGTAACAGGGGATGCTTCTGTGGTTACAAGGAAGACAGAACACAATCCGAATTCCGCAGTTACATTAGTGGAATATCTCAAAAATCTGTGATGGTGATTACTAATGATGGATAAGGCCAAAGCATACCTGCATAAGATTCAAGTTAAAAACTTGCAGAAGCTGGTAGATAAACAATACGAAGAAGAAGGGCTAACTGATGAGGTCCTTGAAAAGCAATTGGAAGTCAATAAATTAAGGCATAAGCATAATATAAGTGATGAATCCAATAGGCTTCACGAAGAATACGTGCAATAAAGGTGGGATACTATGGATGATAAAGAGCGTGCATCCAAAAAGAAAAAGTTGAACCGCCTGAAACGCAAGTATGCTAAGATGATGCAGCATCCCGATCTGATTGATGAATGCATTGACTTGAAAGCCGACATTGATTCTATTGAACGGGAACTCCAATACGAATAAATGATTATATTCCTATTTTGTCTGTGATGATATGCCTTGAAAAAAATCATCTATGGGAATTAGCAGAAAATGCGAAACCGTGAGATGTAAAACTAAACTGTGAATCAAATTTAAACCAGAGGAGCACCTTAATTTTTTAATCAAATAATAGTCTTAATTATCCAATATTTTTTTTTGATGATGGGCATGTATGATTCCAGAACTGGAATATTATATTGGGGGCCAGATTGTACGATTATTCTTCGTGCATTTCTGGCCCCCTTATTTTTTTTAAAACTTTATATGCTGTATTTAAACTATATATAGTATGAATAACTAAAATATAAGCAAGAGGTTGAGTAATGAGCTTGCGTGAGCGAAACGTTAAGACATTAGCAGTGGAAGAAATGGCGAATTCGCGATAGTCGTTTTTTCTATATTGTTAAACCTTTTATCAGCTGATAAGAAGTCATGTATCTGTGACAATAAATAATGTGCAGTGGTCCGGGAGAACACTTAAAAAACCGTAGCATAATATTCTCTTTTTTTTATGATAAGTTTTATATTCTACTTGATGGCATAAATTATAATTGGTTTTTCTTATAAATTCCTGCAGTTGCTCATACCCCTGGGCAGCTGCATTTTTTTAATACAAAAAATGTTCGTTCGATAACATACGAACAAAAAAATAACTACTTTTAACACCAAAAACAACAAAATATACCAACATGGGCAAAAGAGTCGCATCAATCCAAAAAGATACGCACCATCACCAACGAATGACACGACCCATGTACCTTTTTGTACACTGGAAAAAATAATACTTTCCAAACGCTCTCTCTACCCATATTCAGAAATAGAAAGGAGAAATAAAAATATGAATATGAACGATGAGGAAATCCTGGATGACTTCGTGAAAACACGAAACCTAAAACCAATCAGCAAAAAATCATACAAATCCAGCTTAAAACTATACACCGAATATAACGGCATGTCATTACAGGAACTATTAGACGAAGCAGAAAAAGAAGAAGACGAAAGAAAACCATGGAAAAGACGAAAACTCAAAAGAAGACTAATCGATTTCAGAAGCTTCCTCGCAGAAAACTATCTCAAAAACTACGTCAAAAGCACATTCAGCAGAGTCACAACATTATACAAACACTACGAGATAGAAATACACGACCTACCACCATTAAGCAGGAAAAACTATAATCAACCGGAACCAATAAGCTTTAGGGACCTCCCTGACAAGGATGTAATTGCAATCGCATATGAAATATCCCAACCGGTAATGAGGGCCATACTATTATTCATGTCCAGTTCAGGTTGCGCCAGGAAAGAAACATTGAACGAATTGACAATACAAAGTTTCATCGATGCAACAAGTGACTACCATGACTGCGACAACATCTATGATGTCCTAAATGTCCTGAAAGATTATGATGATGTGGTCCCGACATTCAAACTGAAAAGGTCAAAAACCGATAAATGGTATTATACATTCTGCACACCCGAAGCAACCACAGAAATAGTGAAATACCTGCTGCAATTAGAAAAACCGTTGACACCGGAAACACCATTATTCCAAATACACCCGTCAACATTTTCAACAAAATTCATCAACCTGAACACAGTCATGCAGTTAGGCAAAAAAGGAACCTACAACCGATTAAGGTCCCATATGCTCCGTAAGTTCCATGCAAGCCGACTAAAGAATGACGGCATGGACAAGTATGATGTCAACAGCATGCAAGGTAAAGGTCTGAACAGTACTGATGAAGCATATTTTTTGGATGATCCGGAAAAACTTCGTGAGAAATATATTCAACATATGGGTTGTCTCACTATCAACTTGGACATCAACCAAATTGATATTGAGAGTCCGGAATTTAAAAAGTTAAGGGAAATGTATCAGGAAAAAGAGGCTGAAGTCAAGGATATGGAAGACCGTTTGTCAAGCATTGAAAGTCGATTGTCTGAGATAGATGGGCGGACATATTCACGTAAGGATATACTTGACAGAATCAGCGAACCCTAAAATGTTACAATGGTAACAGATGAAAAACATATAATCAATTGGTAATCTTGAAGGAATCGAGCTGGGGAAAATGATTGTGAAGGGTAAAAATGGAATGATTTTGACAATCGATTTTTTTCACTTCTATTGAGGATATATATATTAAATAAGTTCACATATTCTTATTCATTACTTTACACCAACATTTCCAATCATGAGGAGTCCCTGGTAACGGTTCAATATTCTGGATTACCAAACACAACCCTTGGTTTATTAATATCTGGCACAATAAAAAAAAGGGGACAATACTATAAATGCATAAGAGATTGGAGGATAATTTGGGATATTGAAACACTTAAAAAAAGATTTTTTGTTTACTGTCGTCAAATTTTTCATAGCTTTATCTTAAATTTTCATGTAATCTCCTTTACAATTAGTAGGTTTTTATTATCCTCCATGCTCCCTTATGCAGCATAAAAACTTATTCTTTTTTTCACGAACATTAAAGGAGCCAATGTCAAATGAATGAATATGAATTAATAAAAACATCAACACGATTATCCACACCACCATACAGGATAAAAGTAGAAACAGAAGACATAGACTTCCTGAA